ATCCAGACGCCGCCGTGACGGAGGCCGCCAGTATGGCAGCGGCGGCAGCGATTGCGGATTTTGCGGCGAATCTCGCGCTGGAAGGGCTGCAGGATTCGCTGGTCGCGGATGCCGTTGGTCTGGCTCAGATGGCCCTGGATATTCTGGATGGCATTGCCACCAATGTGGACCGTGTCAGCCGCGCGGCGGCGGATCTCGGCCTGATGCTGGATGATCTTGCGCCCGACAAAGCAGCAAGCAGCTTGCAGAACCCTTTGGACTTTGCCGAAGGCCTGTTTGCGGTCGCTTCCCTGGTCGGTTCGGCTTTACCGGACCCGGATCAATTGTCCGAAGCGGCGGATTTTGACCCGGCAGCGGGCTTTTTGCTGCGCAAGACCGCCGAACGCCAACAGCAACAGCGGAATCGAGAGGCCATTGGGGCGCTATTGCGGCGGTCTTCCCTGGTGGCAAGGGCGCGGGCGTTGCGCGGACGGGATTTCTCGGCGCGGGACGATGCGAACGATGCGTTGAACAGCCTGGACACGGCGCTGGAAGCCGAACAGAACCGCGCAGGCGGCATCGAAAGCTGGGGGGATGATGTCTTCCAGTCTTTTGGGCAGCTTCGGGCGGCCTGTCGCCGGGCCATGATGGTCAAGGGTGCGGATCTGGCGTCTGTTCGGGTCTGGCCCCAGGCTGTCCCGGTCCCTGCACAGCTTCTGGCCTATCGCTTGTATGATGATGTGACCCGCGCCGATGAAATTATTGCCCGGAATGATCTGCGGCATGGGCAGGTTGCTGCCGGGGGTTTGTCTGTTTTGTCAAGGTGAGGTCCGGGATGTCTGAGGATAAGATCACGCTGATGGTGCGGGGGCGCAGGCTTGAGACCTGGAAATCGGCGACGGTCACGGCAGGGATCGACCAGGCCGCGCGGGCATTTTCGGTCATGGTCAGCGATGCCCAGGCCGACTTTCTTGCCAATGATGCGGTCCAGGAAGGCGACGATGTCACGGTTGCTGTTGCCGGTGTCCCGGTTCTGGTCGGCTATGCTGAGAAGATCGGCGAAAGTGAAAGCAAGACCGGGCATGACATTACGGTTCAGGGGCGCTCGAAGACCTGCGATCTGATTGATTCGTCGGAAGATGCGGCGCCGGGGCAGTGGCGCAACATGACCCTGTCGGAAGTCGCGAACGCGATTGCCGCGCCCTATGGCGTCGCTGTGGAAATTGATGGGCCGGAAGAAACGATCCCGGTCTTTGATACCGATGTGGGGGAGACCTGTTTTGATGCGCTTGAAGAGCTGTCCCGCATGTTCGGCCTTATGGTCTGCGACACAGCGGGGGGACATCTTCGCCTTGCCAGGGCTGGCTTCGAACGCGCTTCGGGTGCGCTGGAAGGGCGGGTCGAACGCGCCGGGCGCCGGGGGAACATCCTTGACTGGTCGTTCGAAACCGACGGATCGCAACGCTTCTCCCATTATATCGTCCGGGGACAACAGCAAAGCAGCGCCCGCATCCAGGGGACAGACAGCGCGGAGCCACAGGGCCTTGCGACGGATGCGGGGGTGAAACGCTATCGCCCCAAAATCGTGACGGCAGAGGCCGGCGGGGGTCCGACCTATTGCCAGCAACGCGCCGAATGGGAAATGGCCCAGGCCAATGCCCTGGCCATGTCTTTCACGGTGACGGTGACCGGATGGCGGCAGGCCGGTGGGGCGCTTTGGCGTCCGGGTTTGCTGGTCCCGGTCAAGATCGAACGCTATGGCGTGAAAAAAGTCGATGGGGATTTCGTGATTGCCGCTTTGTCATGGAGTATTGACAGCGGCGGCGGGCGGGTGACGCGCCTGACCTTGCGCGATCCTGCGGGCTATGACCTCCAGCCCGAGGCGCCCCCACGGCAGACTGCAGCGGCGACGGGTGGGGCTTCATCCAGCGGTGGGGCCTCGCCCTATGCGGCCTATGCCCAGGCGGTCGGGGGGTAAATGCGATGGGGTCGGCAAGCGAAACCCTGCTGAATCTGTTCAAGCGCTGTTCCCTGGTCCAGGTCCAGGGGGATGACGGCCATCATCGGGTCCAGGTCCGGGCAACAGCGGGCGAGATCCGTGATGACATCGAGGTTATGCAGCCCTATGGCCTGACAAGCCATCCCATCGCGGCAGCGGACGATGGTCCGGCGGCGGAAGGCCTGTTGTTGCGACTGCGCAAGGGGCTTGGGGTGCTGCTTGGGGTCAGCGATCCGCGCTATTTGCTGCGACTGAATGTGCTGAAAAAAGGCGATGTCGCCCTTTCGACCTTTCGCGACAAAGTGGATGCCCCGCCACAAGAGGCCTGGCAGCGCTTCCAGCATACCGAGACAGAGGACGGCAAGCCGCTTTCGATCCTGCGTCTTGCTGACCCGGAAAACCCGGACTGTTATGCGGTTTTATCGCTCCAGCCCGGCATGGTGGCGATGGCGGTCAGTGATGGCGGCGACCCGGAACAGACGGCAAGCCTGTCCTTGTCCGGCGGGGCGATCCGTCTCGCGGCAAGCCAGGACATGGAAGTTGATATTCCGATCACCCGGTTCCTGCAACTACTGATTGACAACGTCAATGGCGGAAATGGCCAGACGGTGCAGGCCATGCGGGACACTTACAATAGCCATACACATACGGGCGACGATGGCGGGACCACCTCGGCGCCCCATCAGCTTCAGGAATAAAGGTAGGTGCGATGGGAACTCTGGAAACCAAAAGCGGTTATCCGCGCCCGGACTTTCCGACTGTTCTTGAGCGGAATCGCCAGGACGGGGACAGCCGTCTTGGGCCTCACGGCTTCAATGCGCGGCTGGATTTCGGGCTTCTGTCTGCGCTGGTCTATGGATCTGCCGTCGGCGAGCATAACAATTACGGTCATATCGACCGGCAAATGGATGAGTGTCTTGTCCAGACCGCGACCGGGTTCAATCTGGAGCGGATCGCCGCACAATATGGGATCATCCGCCATTCGGCGACCTATGCCAGGGGGGAGGTGTCTTTGTCCGGTGCGGCGGGGGCTGTGCTTGCCAAGGGGGCTATCCTCAAGGCAGGCAACCGCGATGGGAACGGGCAATATGTCACAAGAGGCGCTGTGACATTGGACGAAAACGGCAGCGCAATTGTTGAAGTCCAGGCATTGAAGCCCGGTCACGCTTTCAACCTTACAGCCGGAACAGGTCTCGCGCTGATGCGCCCGACCATCGGCCTGGACCCGAAAGCCAGCGTGATCCTGATCAGTGGGGGCACCGATCCAGAACGTGACGGCAAGCCCTATGATCCTGCCCTGGGCACGCTGCGCGGTCGGGCCTGGCTTCGGATGCGAAACCCGCCCAAGGCGGGGAACAATGGTGATTGGCTTCGATGGGTTTCCGATGTCCCCGGTGTGACCCGTGCCTGGATTTCGC